AAAATAAACCGTTGTTGACATACGATATTTCCAAATAAGATTACCAAGTTCATTTTCGTCTATAGGGGATTCGAATATGTCCCAAAATACTTCACTTTTTCTGTGAATGGTAAAATATCCTTGTGGATATTGCATTAATGTAATGGTCATAGCAGGATGATTGATAACTAAATAAAATTTATTACCATCCCATTTGGCATGTAAGCAAAAACTATAGAGGAATTCTCGAACATCGGCTTTGCGTTTAATCATACCGCATTCCCTACCTGTTTTAGAATGTCTAAGATAAGAGGAGATACCTGAATAAGTACGTATCCTAATCCAGCTTTCATTATTGTGTCAAAGCCCTTTTCTGCCCTATCAAACATGAAGAAAAAACACGAACCAACAATAATTACAGATGCAATTGGAAATGCAAGGGCAACCATGATATCGACTAATGGATCAAGTACGTGTGTTAACAAATCTAGACTCTGTTGACTCATCCATTCTTTGGCTCCAACTTCAACTGCTATTGGTGCACTTGCAACGACTGCATTTGTTCCTGTTGTAGCGGCAAAAGCCTTCATAGCAAATCCAAGTGTTCCTATGGCTCCACAAGTTGCAATTGGAAGGGCTGCTGAAACTGCTAATTGCATTACTTTTCTTACTCTCTTTTGCCTTCTTTGTTTTTCTCTCACTTTAAATTCACCAGACATAAATTCATTGAAATTGATTCTTGTTGACTTTGCCAAAATAATCATCCCCTTATTTAATGTCATTCATGGTGTAAACTCGATAAGGCAGACCTTTACATAATACTGTCAATTGTTTCCTTCTTAGTTCTGTTGTGGTTAACCAAATTAATTTAGGAAAATACCCTAAATGTTTAGCTAGTTCACCATTCCTCATTAAACCCTTGTATTGTTCAATCTTCTTTTTGTTAACATTCATTTTTTGAGTTGAATCAACTTCAAGAAATTGATACTTACCATCCTTCTTAAAATACGAGTCTGCAACAATAGTAAAAGTTCCATCAGAAACCTTAATTTCATTTTCCCAATCATGAGAACATCCCATATAGATGTAGAAGTCATTTCGCATAATGTAGTGATTAACAAATTTATTCTTTCTTCTTACTTTGTCTGTATTGACATACTCCCTGCCTTCTTTATTTAAGAAATAAATAGTGGAATAAGCTTCTTCTCGGAAACCAGTTAAATAAGGGGACATTTCTTTGAGGATACGATTGGCATTTCTTACGCTTCCTAAACGATGAATCCTAGTTAGTTGATCACGTTTAAGAAAGTCCAGTTTTCGTAATGACAATAGAATTTCTTCCTGTCTCTTGCTTAGGGGCTTCAACTGTTACAACCTCCCTCTTTTGAACAATATAAGGTGTGATTGTTTTTTCAATATCTTCAGGTGTAATAAGTGGAGTTTGAACTATTACACCTTCATCTGCCATTTGATATATAGCCCTTCCTTTAATTTTTGGTAAGGCTTCAGCACCATCTGTGTCAAGAACAACCCTTGAAGCTGTTCCAGACTGAACACGAAAACAAAGTTTAGCATCACTATTTTGCTTACATTGACGAGGGATTATATCCCCTGTTCCATATTGGGTTGCAAGTATCAATCTAAAACCTAATCCTGCTCCAAGTCGTGCAATTTGACTCATGTACTTTTGACATTCTGCTTTAATGGTCTTCTCGCTTTTATAAATAAGAATGCCATCCTTCCATATATCCTTTTTATCTACCGCTTCATCAGGATTTAATTCCCCGACTTCATCAATAATCACAAAATGACGTTCAGTGATTTCAGCATCTTCAACCTTTTTCTTTCCAGATTGTTTAAGTATTTCCTGTTTCTTTTTCATAAGATTATAAGCATTTTCAAGAGTTTTTAATGCTTCCTCTGGTTCGTATGCGATTGATACAGTTTGTTTAATATTCTCATAGTCACATAGTTCCACCCCACCCTTTAAATCAATCAAATGAAGTTTAACGTTGTCTGGTTGCTGCTTAATTAAAGAGGTAATAATACAGTTAATCAAATTAGATTTTCCGTATCGTGTAGCACCACCAAGACACAAATGAGGGATTTTTTCAAAGTCATGGAAAATAAGTTTATTTCTATCCCTTGTTGCACCAAATACAACCTTCCACCCTTTACCTTCTTGAAAACCAACTATTTTAGGCAATGGCTCATTATATACTCGAATGATTAACATTCCATCGTAAGATAACTCTATTTCCTTTCTGTCCGTTAGTTTTTTAGTGTATAGACTTTTAATATTAGAAAAAATATTTCGATCAAGTTTAAGTTCTTTTAAGTCTTTAAGTTTAATCTTTACTGAGCGTGTATTGATTCCTGATTCAATAACTTTTTGTTTTGCTAAGTAATCTTCAAAACTCCTACCTAAAGGTATACGGTAACGATACTCAACACCCCAATCATAATTTCTCTTTTTAATTTGTTGGGCTGTTAATGTTTGATTGCCGTCCTTAACATTTAGACCACTGAGAGCAAAAATTTTGTTTATTTTTTTCGAGTCATTCCCCACCCCACTTTTCGCTCGATAAGCTTTCAAAGAAATTACTCCAAAAATTGTTGTGGTCACAACTTCAAAAATCATTTCATTTTCCTCCTTTATTTAACGCCACCTCTTTAGACTTACAATAGTAAGTATCCCAACTAAATAGAAATTAAAAAAAGTGATTTGTGCCTTGATACTCTAGGACTTTATGACTTCCAACCCAATGTCTAACTTCGTAATTCCATTGGCTATAGTAAATGGTATTAAAGTTGGGTTGTCCGTTATTACTATTAATCCAAAATAAATTTTGATAACTACAAATTAAATTGTGAAAGGATTTTATAAAGTAGTATGGAAATGTACTAATAGGTGATGACATTGAAGAAACTAAAAAGTAACATTGGATGGTTAATTGACAAATCGGAATATACAAGAGAAGAATTAAGACAAAGATATAATAAAACTGCCAATACAATATCAAATTGGTGTACGGGAAAAAGTTATCCTTCTGCACCAGAAATGTTTGATCTTGCTGAAATATTAAACTGTAAGGTAGATGATCTTTATGAACGAAAAGTGGAAGAAACTAATTGAGAATTTCGAGGAGAATGGATATACACCCAGAGATATCCAAATGATTGTCCATTTTTACGATATGATGAAAGAACAACATAAGATTATGAAGAAGTACTATGAGGAAGTTAATGATGAACGTAACGATTGAAATACATTATTTAGCCGCTAGTAGAGCCATGAGGAGAGGTTCTTTTCCATTACGAGGCAAAAAGGTTGAATACGTTGCACTTCAATTTTGGAAGGAAATACAAAGGGAAATGTCATACCGTGCGAAACTTGAACAGGTAATAGTAAATGGAGATAAGGATATTACAGAATTAGTACTTGAATTGGAGAAACAAGAACGGAATAAAACAATTAATGATGATTTGCCTTTTTAAACTCCATTAGACTCTTCTATTAAGTTTACCTAATATTTACGTTTACTTAATACCCAGCAAATATTTCTTGTTTAAAATAAAAATATGGTACTTCCAAGAGTTACAGAGACCTCTTAATTCGTCCAGCTATTTGCTGGATTTTTTTTGATTCCGAACTTTTGAATGATAGCTTGCCTATTTTAGAATTAAATTTCACTAATTTGTCACAATTACACTCGTCTCAAACTGATAAAATAGTACCATCGTTGAAAAAGGGGTACTTAAATTGAACAGTGAGGAGTTACATAGGAGAATTGAAACAGTAAGAAAGAAATTGATACAGGTTGGAATGTTAAAAGGATTTACTTCGCCAGAAACTATAACAATTAGTGAAAAACTTGATAAATTAATAAACATTAAAATGAGTATGTGAAAAAGCCCCTCTCGACTGAGAAGGGCTTTTGTTGTGTGAACGTATAACATGGCTTAAATTTATCTTTTTCTAAAAATCAAAAATTATTCAATTTTTTAAAATCAATTCAGAAAAATGAACAAGTTTAATATTCCTGTAGGGTGCCCACTCCTCAGTTATTTCACAAAAACCAGATGAATATTGGTGAAGCATAACATAGTCCTTACCTTCATAAATAACAGGAATCTTAGTCATTTATAATCACATCCAACGTTTTAGTAATATTATAATGTAATCGTTTTCAATCGTCTGTGTCTGACTGATGAAATTTTTTTGTATAAATTATTGAATCGTTACCATACTTTTCTCCTATAGTGTTATAATACCAATTAACTAGAACAATAGATAAATAGGGGGAAAAAGAAATTGAAAAAATTGTCTAAGCTATTAGCTGTAGGTGTAATCGGACTAGGAATATTTATAGGAGTTGGGTCTAAAACTGAAGCAGCAACAACAGTAACAAAGCCTGTTGGTTCTTCATTCTTAAAATCAGCTTTATATGGAGATACTTATAAGGTGCAAGATGCTACAGGCAAAACAGTAACGGCAACTATTACTCAAGCGGTAACATTAAAAAGTTATACAAGTAATAATAACTTTTCATACGCAACAGTTTCTTTTGTAGATTATGATAAGGTTGATACTAAGTGGGTCAAGTATACTAAAACAGCCACAGGATATTTCTTTACACCGATTAAAGACGGAATTACTTACAATGAATATACAAATGTGAAAAAAGGAATGACATATAATCAGGTTGTGTCTATTACTGGTGAAACCATGCACCTAGACTCTACATATCGTGATGAATACAGTGATGTAAAAGATTATTCATGGTCAAAAGAAACTGATACCTCTGATATGAATGTCTATATGACTTTTGATTCTAATAAACTAGAGTATAAAAGCTTTTACATGAGTGAATATTAATAGCACAAAGCCCCTCTTGATTAAATTCTTAGGAACTTTTTTTGAAAATTTACCATATTTTTTACGTATTAGTGATATAAATCTATTAGACTAGAAAAATACAAAGGGGGAAATTTATATGAGTGAAATAACAGTAAATGTTAATCAGAATTATATAGCACAAACAGACAGTAAGTCTTATTTTGATGGTGGGTTATTACAATACATTGGTTGGTCAATTTTAGGTTTTTTAGTTACTGTTTGTACCTTTGGAATCTGTTATCCCTGGTCAATCACAATGATCTTAGGATGGAAAACAAGACATACTGTAATTAATGGGCGAAGATTACAATTCACTGGATCTGCAGTTGGATTGTTTGGAAACTGGATCAAATGGTGGCTACTAACCTTAATTACATTCGGAATTTATGGATTTTGGTTATTTATCGCTATGGAGAAATGGAAAACTAAACATACTGTATTTGCTAATTAAATAAAGAATAAAGCCCCTCTCAATTAAGAGAAGGGCTTTTGTTGTGTGGACGTAAACTGGTATAACTTTCATGGGTTAATAATTTTCCCTTAGAAATATAAATTATTCACAACAAAGAATTAATCTTATCGATAGTGTGTTTACCAGCAATACCATCGACTTCAAAAGGCAAATAAACATTTTGAAAACGTGTTACAGCATCCTTTGTTTTCATTCCAAAGTCATTATCGATTTTTCCACATTTAAAATAAAGTTTATTCAATGCTTCCTGTAATTCACCTACATCTTCACCTTTTGATCCTAACTTGAGTAATCTTGTGTATGTTAATTTCTTACTAATTGGTTTAGGAGTTTCCTTTTTGGGTTCTTCAACTGGTTTATATTGACCAAAGGTATCAGTACCATACCCATTAAAGTTAAACTGTAAATGAGGTTTATCAACAAAACTTTTCCAGTCTCCACCCCATTCAAAACCAAGTCTTTTTGCTTCAGATATAGCCATTTTAATTTCAGGATGGCTATATCCATCCCATAATGCTTTACCGTTTTTATCTACAGGTACAAAGTCTAATGCTTGCCCTACACTGTGGTATGATTTCATTGTTTGAGAAACACCCTTTTTTACATTAGCTCGCTGAGTCTCAATGGTACGGATTGTTTCGTAGATTAATACATTAATGTTGTTTGCAACTAAATAATCATGCCATTTAAAGGCTGCAATTTTTGCATGATTTGCTAACTTATTGATATTATCCAAATTTCGAGTTTGATATGTTAACATCATTATTCATCCCCTTTTTTTAACCTTGTTCTTATCGAAATATTTAGTTAGAAACTTAATGTCAATCCCAATTCGACTAAAATTTTCGATAATGCTCATTGCTTCATAAATAACAATTGAGCCAACACCAATTTTAATAATGTATCCTTTTGCATCTAGGTACGCATCAATAAACACAAGAAAAGCCAAGGCTACAAACAACCCGACTTTTCGTATTAGACCTATGTAATTAATGGAACTATTTATTTTTTTCTGTGCACCAGCAGCTAACAATCCAGTAACAATATCAAAAAGAATAAAACCTAATGCTACATACCAGACATTTCCTACAACCAAAGTAATATCAAAATTTCCAATTGAATGATTCATTTCCACACCCCCAAAATAAAAGAGGACTGATAATCAGCCCTCAAATTTCAATTGACCATCAATAACTTTATAGTTTGGTATGTTTTGACTGATGGTTTCTACATCTTCCATCAAAAAGAAAAAATACTGATATTGTTTCATTGGAATGACTCTTTCCCCTAAGATACTTTCAGTAATTTTTCCATTCTCATCAACATCACAAAATAACAAACACATGTTATCCCTCCTGACTGATATAAAGAATTCTGCCGTGAACGTTCCAATCCGCATTGGCTCCGTACAAACGAACGTACAGTGTTTTCCTGTTGCCTGTTGGCACACCTAAATCCATCGTGACGTATGTAGTCCAGTTGATATCATTACTTGCTCTTGATACAGTGGCGAGGGTTGTAGTTGAAGTGCCGTTTCCATCGGACGTATCGAGATCAAACGACATAAATCCGTTTATTTGATTGTCTGAATACATTCCGACTCTTGCTATTAAGTAACGGCTATCATGTTTAAACGTAAATGATTGAATGTTTTCATACCTATTAGTCGTTGCTACATAAACCCAGGGACCATTTTCACCCACGCCTGCAGTCCTAAACGGTGGGTATGCTCCCTGTATATTGAATCCATTTTGAATTTTTCCTCCGACAATAACAGCGTAACCGTCATCTCTTTCAACTCTGACTAAACCTTTATGTACATCTAATCCACCAGCCCCTATGTGGACATATGCATTAGCATCATCTGGAGCAATAAACCAATCACCAGTGCTGTCGCTGTAATGATCACTATTTCTATAAAGTTTTTTTAACTGTAATGATAAATTACCATCAGCATCCGTCAATTGCTTAATTGTTTTACTTGTTTGATGAAAGTTAACAAGTGCACTTGTTATATTCTTTTTAAAATTAGCAAGGACAACGGTAGGTGATTTTAAACTTTCAGGATAATCGGTGTATTCTAATATTCTAACGGTAGCATCAATACCTAAATCTTCATGGATAAGGTAAATAGTATCTCCCAGATCATATTCATGAATGGGTATACCCTGTTTTTTCAGTTCCACTATTTCTATTTCAATCACAATATCAGGTGTATCGACTATTACTTTTTGCAGATGTTCAAGCAAACTAGCCTGTGTGGTAAACTTCTCATCCCTTACAGGTGGAGCGTGTCGGATACCATATACAGAAACATTAGGTGATGTATATTCTGCCGTTACATCTTTGCCGAATCCTCTAATATATGTTGATACATTTGAACTGTCTATGTTTTTATAGAGTGTTTTAATATTGTGACGGTATCGAAATTGAGCATCCCTTGTAGTCCCAATTTGATTTTTTAACGTGATTTCTTTTTCTCCTGTTATTTCAAATTCAGCACCAAATCGTTCTAAGATTGTCTTAAACAATTCTAAGGCTGTACCATCACCGAATTTATCAAACTCAACTGGAGCAAAGGCACCATGATTTATCCAAGTCCATTCTGTTACCCCGAAAACATGGTTTAAAGCTTGCATTATATTTGTAGTTCCGCTAATAGTGTCATACTGATAATCATCAATAATATCAAAAATTATATGTTGTGTAGTCGCTTCTTTTACAGGTGTTTTTCCTTTTGTATATTCTCTAAGTTTCTTTATTCGATACTTTTGCCCGTCATATTCCACAATGGATTCTTCTTGGACTAAATCAAAGGAATGAGAATTTCGGGTTGTTTTGAACAAAATAAAAGGCAGCGAATATTCTCCATTCACTACCCTTTTTCGTTCTGTAATTTGGTAATCGGTCAGGAATTCCGATTGTCCACCTAAACTAGTAACAATCACTAAACCACTCCTTTCCATAAAAAAAAGAGCCTTCAGAGTGATCCGGAAGCTCTTCTTCAATTAAAGTTAAATTTTTAAAAACTATAGCCTTTGTAATTACATCCACAAGCGCTGCATTTACATTTCATCCATCCACATACCGAACATATTCGATCTATATTCTCTGAAAGAGGTTTTTTACAGCCAAAACAATGGTCTTCTCTCGGTTTCTTTCTTGTTTTTTTCGGATTTAAAGTATTAATTTTATCTGGATCGGGCTTTAAAGTATTAGGATTTACCTCAATTATGTCTCCAAATTCAGGAACCTTAATTGATACTTTAGTATACGTATTCCCAGCTATAAAAAAACTATTTATCCTAGTTACTTCAGCAGGATAATCTATATTATCCCATAAATTACGATATAACACATGCATACCTTTTGTAATTTCTTTAACGTCCATAGAATACCACCCTTTCAATAGGTATTATATTCCATGTCAAAACTACTAGTCTACAACTTTAAGTAGTGTTAACCGTTAAATATTATTAAATTTTCACCCATTGAAGGTTATTTTGTTTAAATACTTCTTCAACTTGACTATTGCTCATTTTATCCGAAATAATACTACTGTATATGGAAGCTTTTGAATATGGAATGGATAAATAATGTGTCACTTCAATTTCATCAAGGTTTAGATCCCTTCCTATACGAACACATCCACATCTGTTTAAAGATTCTTGATAATCAGAGTCATCAACATCTCCTTGATAATTACCCCAGAATTTTTCTTTGTCCAATTCATCTTGGTCAGCTAGTAATTCATTTGGATTATTAATTTCAATTTTAAAAATGTATATTTCCGAGTTTTCCTCATAAAGTTCTACTGCATTTTTCCCATAATATACTGCTGTATGAAGTTGTCTTGTTAGATAAACGAAATTTGGATTAGATGGTAGAATCGTATGATTTTCCCCATACACTCTAGCAACATTTATTTTAATTTGCTTATCTTTTAATATACTTAATCCTCTACTTTTAGACGTACCGTGATATAAAATCATCTATGCACCTACCTATATCATAATACCCAATTTTACCATATATTCTCTTATATGGGTATTATGAAGTACAGGCATAAGAGAGTCACCTTTTTCTCCAAGTGTGACTTTGAACTAAGTGTGGTGCAAAATCATATCATAGGTAAATCCCGTGCCTGTTGTACTTCCAGTTGTAGGTGTGCTACTGATTATACGATTATTACCAATAAAATAAGCGTCGCTGTTGGCGCTTGTTCCAGTTTGATAACGGTATGTCCCGCTTGCGTCAATGCCTGTAGCATATGTGAAACAAAGCAGAATGTTATCCCCCACACTTAACGGAACACTTATATCACTAGAAAGCCTAAAACCACTTGCATCAGGAGACGAAAGTGTTGTACCTTCTGCTAATTTAGCCGTGATATTGAATGTAGTATTATCTAATTTCCACAACGACCATGCACCACCTGCTCCACCTTTTACTCCTACTTTTGTAATGGTCGTTGTTTTTTGTACCGTTACACCGCCACCACGCACCCCCGTATTGGTACTGTTCGTAATCGTTCCGCTTTGGTTGGCAAAATAAAATAGTGCGTTTCTACTTGCACCAAGATTAACACCTTTAATCCCTTGTGCTGTTTGGATACGTAAAGGTGTTGCATTCGTTGGATTAACCAGGTCATAGTACCCTATTCCATTAGGTGTACTTACTCTAGCAGCTGGATATGATACATCATTAATTGAATAAATTGGTATATTTATAATAGATGAAGAAGTCTTTACCTTTTGGTGTGCGATAGGAGTAGCCATTATAAGTCACTCCTTAACCACATTCTACCGATTTCCGGACTAAAAGGGTCAGTGGTTCTTGTTTCAATCACTAAACCGCCTTTTGCTGTGGTTTTCCCTTCAAAAGTAGCATCCCCATTCACAATCCCCCCACTTTTAGGGAACCATGCTTGACCTTGTGTTTTAGTGCTTAGTGCAAATAAACGGGTATATGCAATACGATTTGTATTATTATTGGCACCCCAAAACTTCACTCTTATTTTTTGAGCCTTATCAATACCGTCCCATGAGGAAGAACAAACAAAGTTTTCTGTTGTATTGTCTCTTATATCAAGCACCGTAATCCATTGGGCAGGTGTTGCATCATAAACTTCGATAATTAAGTTTTTAGCAAAATTTGTCCAAGTACTATTCATGCCAAAATAAAAACAATATTGATAGCCGCCTACAATTTCCCTATCAGTTGTTAAATCAACTTCTAATGTAATAGGGTTTGCCTCCGTTGCATTAGTAGCATCCCATCTTATAGCGTCTTCGCTATCAAAGGTAAATAAAGCCTCGTTTGCCCCATAGTCTCTTGGATGACTAGATGTTTGGGTAATTGTAACTCCTCTTTTGTGAGCATATAGCAATATGTCATCCTGTGCCCCTAACATGATCGGTTTGTATGGTCTATTTTGCGGATAACACATACTTTTGGAATCCGGTGTGTAGCCTCCAAATTTATTATCCATACTTGCAAGGGCGCCTTCATTTGTCACAAAGAACTTCGTTTGCTTTCCATTGTTTTTCGTCATTTGAAAACTGATGTCATTATTAGGGAAAATTAAGTCCCCATGAATGGTCCCTCCTGATAATGGCATATAGGTTATTCGAAATACAATTATTAAAATGGTAATTCATCTAATGTAATATCTGCTTTCTTTCCCCATATTTGAATATTTTCTTCTCCCTTTACCTTTTTATATTCACTAGTTTTCAATACTTTAATTTTCTCATAAGGCTGTGGTGTTATTGAAAACTGATCAAATTTATTAGCTTTATATGTATTAGCCTTCCTATCCTCAATTCTCATTGCTAAAGAGAATAGTTCCTGATTATGTTGAACATTTATCATCCTATATTTTCTTAAAACACCAATGTATTCGTCTAATGTTGACTCAGGAATAGCTGTTTCTTTTGACATTTTGTGAAGAGCAACATCCCATCCTTTTGGATACATATCATTCATTCTTTTTATGTATGAGTACAAATAAAATCCAGTTGATCCAATTTCATTCTTAGCCATACAGTACATGAAAACTTCAAATGGAATACAATGAGTGTTAGCTACTTCATAAAATGTCCCATCTAATTCATCAGGTTCATACCGATGGAATGCTTTAACTGGTAATTTAACACTGAATTTTCTAGATAAGTTTAAATGTCTTAAATCTTCCTTATGCTCCGAGTACATATCAAATTCTATCCCTTCAATTTCATCATATGTCCATGAAGTAGGAAAATCTTTGACGGTTTTTGTATAACCTAATTGTTCTAGAAGCCCATTTTTCTTAATCAAATAAACTAAATCCTTATTAGTTGGATTGTATCTTAATATTTCCTTCATCTTTTCATTATCAATAAATCCTTCTGTACAATTTAAATGTTTAGCGTAACGATAAATCCATGTTGCAAAGTAAATATAGGAGTATGAAAAAGTAAGATGGGGATTGTTCTTTATGTTAGCCCCTTTTAAATCATCGAAAATCTCATTTGGGATAAATATCTTTGATTCCATTACATCATATTGAAGCAGCTCTTTAATTTGTTCTAATTCCATTTATTTTCCCTCCGATTGTGTTCTATGATTATTTTTTCATTTTGATTAGTTACCTCGAAATTCTATGTATTCATTAACGTAGCTTAGCACTTGCTCATTATTTGGGAAAAGTAAACATGTTTATCAGGATTGTTCTTATCAGATTTTAATTTAATCAATCTGCAACCCTTTAACATAAGATATCCTGCTAATCTCATTGAAAAGACAATATAGTTTTTTTCCATCCTTTTCACCCCCTTTCGAGCAGATAAAACTGTTATTTCATCTGATAATTTAGTATCAAACATTCCAATTTTAAAAAAATGAAAAATTGGAATGTTTATATGTTGATTTTTTATCTATTTGCAATTATAATTTGCTTATAAGTTTTAAGATTTCTAGTTATTTAAATAACATGAATATCTAAGAAAGCAGACGAAAACCATTTGGGTTCCGTCTTATTTGTGTTTCTATATTTATTTTACCAATTTATTTTTATCTGTAACTAAATATGCTTATTGTATTTAAATATTTTTTTAGATAATTCAGACTAGCAAACTATGGTTCTAATTCCTCTTTTTGGAAATTTAAAGGATTAATATAATAAAATGTAATAACCCCCTTTTATATACTTATTTATGGACTCCATTAAGGGGTCTTTTTTTTATTTATAAAAGCCCTGATAAAAAGTATTTTATTTAAATTGACAAATATATACAAAAATACCCCGTTTTACCACAGATGATAGTCCGTTATAATTTAATAGATTATGTAAAAGGGGTGGGTATTTGGATGGTTAAAAACAAGAAAATCTTATCTTTATTTGCTTTTGTATTAGTTGTTGCTTTTGTCTACATTTCTCCTATTGGTAATCCATTAGTTCCAAAACCGAAAGTAATTGAAGCACAAACACCCTCAAACGCTTTAGAAGGTGAATTTCATCTAGATAATGTGGTGAAGATTTACATACCATCAACAAATGGAAATGAACATATTACAAAAGAGGAACATGATGCATGGGTAGATAAATCTATGACTAAGTTCTCAAAGATGTTTGGTGGTGCGACTGCTGTTGATGGAAAAGGAGCATGGGTAGACGATAATGACAATCTTATAAAAGAAGATGTTACCATCGTATACAGTTTTGCACAAAAATTAAATAATTCCAGTATCGATCAAGTAGTCCAATATGCCAAAGAAGTAAAAGAAACTTTACATCAATCCTCGGTTTCAGTTGAAGTCAATGGTAAAATGTATTTCGTAGAATAAAGTAAAATAATCATAAAGTAACTTTCCCTGGCATTGTTCATGTTATGGATGAATAACAAAAAGAGCCACTAAATAATTAGAGGCTCTTTATTTTTTAATATTATAAGTTTGAAAGCGGACTTGTGGATTTTGCTAATTCTACAATCTTCTCATCATTTAGTGATTGTAAGTATCGGGTAGTAATAGTAGTACTTTCATGTCCTAATAATCTACTTAAACTGTATACACCTAAACCTAATCTCAATTGTTTTTGAGCGTAGTAGTGCCTAATCGTATGAGGTGAACAACGAATAGATGCTCTCACTTTTGCTTTCATCCCAGCATTCTTCACAATGATTTCTACAGCTCCAACAGTTAGAGCCTTTCCATTTCTTGATAGAAAATAGTTATTATCAATCATAAGCTTGTCCTTAAAATAATTATGCTTAATTCGTTCGTATTTAATTATGAATTTCTTCAATAAAGGACTAATATATAAGTGTCTCTCCTTATTTCCTTTTCCATGAATTTTTATCACATTATCCATGACATCTAAATGAGTAAGCGAACATAATTCAAGGTTTCTTATTCCCAAATCCACAAAAGACATAATGATGAGCTTATTTCTTATCTCCAAGTAACTATTACTGTTAAAGACATTTACCATTCGTTTTATTTCTTCATCGTTAAACGTCTTTATAATTACTTTTGGTTCACGCATAAACTTAACTGAAAGTATTGGATTCCTCTTTTCAGCAATATAACCCTCGTCCACCAT